GGGTTAACACAAAGTCCTTCATGTAGGCCGCTGCGGTGTCCTCTAAAAGATTCGAATTTATTTTTACAAATAGGTAACTACTTGAACCCTCAGGAAAAAACTTGCAGAATTGATTTTGCTCTAAAAAGAACTTGTAACGGTGTGGGCTTAGTTGGATTTTTCCTTTCTCATTATAAGTCCAAAAATCACTTATTGCCAGCGTTTCACGAATCTGTTCGCTTACGTCCTCCGCTATTTCTTCGCTTATGCCTATTTCCTTAGCTATTGCCTTTACCGTTTTGCCAGCTCGAATTTGCTTTTCAACCTGAGCGTGTGCGTTTTTGTCCTCCAAAAACTGCGTGCCGTGTTCACTTGTGTTTTTGTATGCAGATTTTACCACCTTTTGAATTTCCGTAAATGGAAAATCCTTAACAGCAAACTGTGAAAGGTGTTGTTCACATACATCTTTTGGAACTCCAAAGCGATTAAGTGCAGATGCAAACACAAATAGATCCGCATTCCTTCCCAAACCAGCCCCTTTCTTTTTACCTTCCCACCATCTGTGGATAGTTGAAATGATTATCGTATCACTCTTAACAGGAATTAAAGCGTGTGATACTCCAATATCCGAAAGTTGCTTTTCTACTTTAATGTGCCAAATGTCCGCTTCCTTATTCACGTATAAATTTGGATCGTAGCTTTCATAGCATACACGGCTTACATCGCTTGTACTTGTATCGAAATACTGGCACTCTTTAAAATGCTGTTCAAAAGCTTCAAAATACTCTTTATGGCCTATTGCATCCGTTGGCGGTATTCGAACCAATACTTTTAACCCGTTACCACTTGGCGAAGTGAATAGCGCAAAAGTATATTCCCAAGCTTGCAAGGTGTCGCGCCACGTGGTTAATGTGTCGGCATCTTCAAACCCATCAAAATCCAAACACATCAAACCGCTATGCTTTACCAAACCAGCAGCCGACCTATTTTGAAACGTGCCGCTAAAGCAAATGGAAGGCAACCCCATCTTTAATTGATTGCGTACTTCCTTTTCGGGTTCTAACCTTATTTTGCTTAGTAGTTCTTTGCTTTTTCCGTTTTGAATCCTTGCCAGCGCAAAGTCAACTGACTTATTAAATCCCGTTGCTGTTGCCGTTATGTTTTTAAAAATTGTGATTGTCATGCAATAGTTTGTTACTCTAAGTTACCCTTTTAGTTTGGGTAGTTAGACTGTTAATGAATATGTGAGTAGTGTAGAAAAGGAAAGCCTATCGGGTTCAGCGTAGCAGCGCGTTCCCCAATAGGCTTTCAGAATGTCTTTTTACTTTAGTTAACCAATCTGCTACTTGGTGAACGGTGCGAAGATACAAATACTTTTTGAATTACATACTTACGCCATAACTTTTTTTATTTACGCCATATCTCCTTAGTGTAATTTGGATAAACCTGCGCTCAAACCTTTGCTGCTATTGGGTTACGCCGTATCTCCTTAGTGAAACCCCGATTTCAAAACGCGTGTAAAATTCAAAAAGGCTTAAAATAAATGAGAGAGAGAGTAGGGAAATAAAAGATAAGGCGCAAAGATGTGGCGTAAAGGCATAAAAAAAGCCCTCACAACTAAATGCAAGGGCTTCTTTCAATCGTTCGGTTTGGGTCATTGCCATTGTGCTACCATTGCTTTTGCTATTCCTGGAAATGTCTTAGAACGAAATTCAGCACGCATATCAAGGTCTTTAATTTTTGCGGCTTCAATCATACTCCATGCAGGGTATTTCTTGCCCGTTTTAGTGGTGTAAAATTCGGGTTCTACTACTGTTGAAGTATTGAACATATCACTTTCCTTTTGCCATTTCAACAAAGGCAAACCGCGAAGCCATAAGCAAGTCGCTTTCGTTGCTGGGTCGCCAAAATAATACGGGTGTATAATTTGGTCGGGCTTTCTAAATACGCTACTCATGCAGCCTATCGGGTTTTCTATTGCCAACTTAGGAATGCTACAATTCCAAATACGCATAAAAAAGTCTATTGATTCATTTCGTGCCTGGCGTCTTTCTTCGCCTACTAATCTACCGCTGACCCTCTTTGGCTGGTCTTTGAGCCACTTATTAGCTGTAACGGTTAAGAACGTGCAAGGCGGATGCATGACGCCTAATTCGGGTTTAATTAACTCAATAGCTTCAAATAAATCCATTTGCAAATGCCATTCGCTGTTAATTTTTGCAGGCTTCAAATCGCAGCTATAACATTCGTGTCCTGCTTGCCGATAAAGCTCTGTTAGCGTTTGGCTTTCTTCGCACCCAATTAAGATTTTCATCTCACAATAGTATATAAATTTCCATCCTTAGTAACTGGTAACTTCTTCAACTCATTCTCGATTACGCTATCGCTCCACTTCTTGCGTTGTTGTATTCGGCTAACGTGGGCTTGTAAGTCGACAACGGAGTAGCTGCCTTGAAGGAGTAGGGCTCGGATTATTTCTGCTCTATCTCCCATTGTTTCGCCATCTCTAATATGGTTTCAATTTGCTCTTTGTACTTTGGCTCTATTGATATGTATGCCCTCGCTTGCCGTACGTTGTGAATAACCGTGCTGTGGTTTCTGTTCAGTAGCCTACCCATTTCCAAGTACGTAGACTGGTTGATGTAGGTGTAGATTACGTAGGCTATTTGTTCCCGACATTTTACAACATGAGGAAGGTTCGACTTTCTTGTTATCTGCTCCCACTCAATTTGGTGGACTTGCATGGCCGCAATACATAGCCCCTCAACGCTTACATCGGGTAGGAATTTGCGCTCGGATAGCCGTTGTTTAATGGCTGCCAGTTGTTCTGCTGTCATCTTCATTTTGCGCTTACAATTACAGGCGTTTGAAGAATTACAAAGTGCGCCCCGTTTTCAATCGTTAGGCTGTACGTGCGCCCGTTCCAATGGCTTTCCACTTGCAAAGCGCGTGCAAGTTCGCCCAGCGTGGTCTTGTCGCATTCGATGTGAGCGGAGGTGTCTGCTTGCAAACGCACCGCTGCAATTTGTCCTTTTAGTTTTGACAATTCGCTAAGGTTTGGCGTGTCAATTAAAGCGGTTTCGAGTTGGGATAGTGTGGTCATCGTAGTTTGGTTTTGTGGTTATTTGATAGGACAAAAGTACAAAGCGTTTTCTATGAAAATAGCATAAAAATTACAAATGTGAAAATAAATTTTAGGAATTAACAATACCATTCCGAAACACTTAACAGAAACAGGGCTAAGTAGTTGAAGTATAGTGCGGTTCGAATAGGTAGGAATTAACAAAGCCAGCCGCAAGGATAACCACAAACCTCACGACTGGCTAAATGTTGCCGATTGGGGACGCCCCAGTCCAATGCAACGGTAAACGACCCATGACTGGTACGCAGTTCTAACGGTATGCGTTCGGCTACTGTTGGTGCAAAGATAGTAAACGTAAGCCTATGAACTTACTTCTTAGCCAAATAAGTAAGCCTATACACTTACTATTTAACCGTCCGAAATTAGCGGACGTTTGAATCGTTTGAAAAGATAGGATTGCCATCTACATCCAACGGTGGGTAATGCCTTAGACACCTTCGCGCCCGTTCCTTTAATTGCTTAACGGTCTTTGGTCGCGTACTTGTAGTTAGCAAGTCGAGCATAAACTCACGTGTCATTAACAAAGATGCGTGCTGCTCATGGCGTAGGCTCATCGAATCTTCCCCTTAATAATAGTATGGTTGTGAACTGTAAACCCGTTATCCTGTTCACGCTCGGCATAGGCAAAGCCTAAGTTCCATTTATTTATGGGCATATAAGCTGGGTGCAGCTCACATAGGCAGCCAGTTGACCACGTGTTGACCACATGGCCGTTCATGCTTGGTTCTACGTGACTGCTTGTTTGGTGATTGTGGCCAGCGATGCAATTTTCTTTTCCCCTCATGTATAGCCCACGTGCTGGGTTTACGGGGCTAAATACCGACTTGCCAAATTCGTGGCCGTGCATAATGTTTAGATTGCCAAATTTGATAATGCGTTTATCGTCTATAAGTTCCACGCCAATCTCGCCAAACTTCAAAAGAACGTCCATCCTAAATTCGGCAACGTCCAAAAGTTCGGGCGCTTTAATCCTCAAATAGCGTTCGTACCTTTCTTCGTGGTTGCCTAATTTGTAGTAAATAGGAACTCCGTCAAACTCTTTGCGAAGTATTTTTAGGAACTCGCGACCCATTTCTAACTCTGCTGAAAACCGCCTTTTACGTGGATCCTTTTCGAAAGTAGACAGCCCGTAAAAATCGAGAATGTCACCGTTTAACATTATGCCGTTTACGTTGCGTTCCTTGCCATATTGCAACGCCAACGTGATAGCGTTAATGTTATGGTAAGGAATGTGAATATCGGATAGGATAAGTAACCGCGTAACGGATGGCGGTATTACGTATGGCTCCCATTCTAATTCATCCGTTTCGGGAAGGAAAAACGGATTCGGTATTCCCATTGCATTGGCAAAGCTTGCCGCCTGTGGTTTTTCTCCCATGTGTGTTTGTTTTCTATTTTTTGAACCAATTTGCCCGCGATAATATCGAACGCAAGAACGCGCACTATCAATACTGTTAAACAACTCTGGAAAGTCTGAAAATAGTTTCTTCGCTAAAGTTGCCGAAGGTAAGTCGGGAAAACGCATCAACGCTTCATTAACCGTAATGCCAATAAGCGTTTTATCTTTTGACATTAACGCCCTTGCCCCCTGTACGCTTTAAAGCCTTTCGCCCGATACTTACTATGCCTACGCAATTTGCGCTTAACACGGGGCTTAAATTTGCCCCCTACGATGATCTTTGCCATTAGTCTGCTTTAATGTGTTTCCTAATAATCGTCTCCATTCGTATCATTTCGTTCCGAAGGCCATCAACTTTCACCTCCAAACCCTTGCGACCTTCCTCACATTCGCGGTGCAGTTGCCTTGTTTCGCTTAGACTTTCTTTGATGTCGGCCATCTCGCCCTTGGTAAACTCGTTGGCTTCTTTGTATTGCGTAATTAAGCCTTTCACTTCTTCAAGTTGCTGGTTTTTACCCAATCGAATACCGCCCCAAACACCACTACCAAGCCCTCCGATGGCTGTTAATATCGCTGCAATTCCCTCTCCTTCCATAGCTTTAAAGTGTTCCATTTCGTTTGTCTTTGTCGGCAGAACCCTGTGAGCTACCAAAGTAATATGATGCTACGCTTGTAACGATGCCAAAGGCAAACCCGATGGCTGTGTCGATTGTCCGCTGGTTCTCCGTTGGTATGGTTAAGAATGAAGCCGCAAAAACGTAACCCATCGCGCTAATGTACACCACGAAAGCAAGTATTAAGCGAATGTAGTGGCTACTGAATTTCATTTGGAACTGGATATAAGGCATCCCACCACGCAGGCGGGTCGCTGTTAAATTCCCACCCGTTAATAGGTGACTGTCCAGCATCTGCCGCTGTTATTTCTGTGCCATCGGGGAAAGTAATCGTGTAGCCCCTCGCCTGTTGTTCTTCGTTATACCACATCGTTAGTTAGCTATTGTGAAACCTTTGCCTGTCATTACCAATCGAATCGCTAAGGCCGTTGCATCGCTTGCCGTAACCAACACCCCGAAAGGTGTGCCTGTTATCGTTATGGTTTGCGCACCGCTTGCTGTTCCAAGTGAAGTTGCAAAGATATTCATGCCGTAGTTACCCATTGAAGTATTGGTAAAATTCACTCCCCGAGTAAGGTTAGGCATATCCAACACTTGCAAAGAGTAGCAATTAGTTATCATTCCCGTTGTGTTGGTGCAAGCTGCTGAATTGGCAAATCGAATAGCATTAAGGGATTTGCACGAATTAAATGCATTAGAATAATCTGTACAATTTGGAACAGTAATTAGACCTATTGATCTAAGCGCAAGGCAACCAGTAAACATATATGTCATGGCAGTACATAGTGGAAGATTTACCGTTCCAAAAGATTGCAATGAAATACAGTCAGAAACATAGTAGTCAGACCTAGTCATACTTGCCCCAGATAAATTTCCGTGAGAAAGAATTGCCGAAGCACTAAATACTTGAATAGTACTTGTAGCCCCAGTCCAGTCTTGATTTGTAACTCTAACAGGCCCAGTTCCGCTTAATACTGGCTGCCAATTGCCTAATCTTGCAGCTGGTAATTGCAGCGATTCAAGATTGTGCATTCTACCCATGCGAATAGTTGGATTTCCCAACGCCCAAATTTTAACTTGTTTTGCATACACTGCATCTCTACTTACTCCCGACAAGTAAAATTGAGTATTACAATTGGGAAAACTCAAATCCCAATCTACCGCGTAATTTGCCGCGTTTAATGGTGAAGTAGCAGCACTTACTGAAAAATCTACATAGGTAATGTTCGCCCCATTTCTTGCGATGTTAATTATCACAAATTTGTAATTCTCGCCCGTTAACGCATCCACGTAAACCGTTCCCGCTAATGTAGAATAGGTGTATGTTTTAGTCGTTAATGGAGTAGAACCTCCAACATTTACAGACGTGCCATCACCCCACGTTATAGTAGAATGGTTTATCTGAATGGTGAACCTATTTAATCGGTTCTCGTAAACAAGCAAAAGGATATTTCCCCCCTCCGTTGCCGCGCTAATAGTGGGCAAGGTCGGCCAAAATGAAGGACGTACCCAGCCGCCTGTTGAAGTAAATGCAAGCGTGTCGGTGGCCGCGTTGTAAGTTCCGCTTGGTGTGCCGTCTAAGGTAGCGATAAGGTTAAACGTAGAACCGCTTGCAAGTGATTCGCTTGGTGTTCCGTTTATTTGTAGGGCTACTGGTGAACAGGCTGCACTTGTAAAACTAAGCGTATCCGTAGGTGCATCGTAACTACCCGAATTAACAGCACCGTCTAATTTTGTGATAAGGTTAAAGGTCGTGCCACTTGTAATGGATTCCTTGTTAACTGCATTGATTTGAAAGGTAACGGGTGAACAGGCTGCGGAGGTGACTTCCCACGTTTGCGTTCCCGCATTCCACGACCCGTTTTGAACTCCGTCACGGGTTACGAATATAGCCGCATCCTGTTCTGCTTCTTGGTCGGTTACTTGAACACCGTTTATTGTAGTGGCGTTATTTTCAATTACCCAATCCGACCCTACAAGAGAACCGACAGGATTTGAACCCTCCGAAAGTACGGGTATATCTTCCGTGCCCCCACTTGCAACCGTAGCGACTGGCACACCGTTTAATTCAATGTTACCATCCAAACACGGGTCGCTTGTAACCTCCCATGTTTGTGTCCCAGCATTCCACGTTCCCGATGGATTGCCGTCCAATTCCACAGCAATAAAGGCATCTTGTTCAGCAGCTTGGTCTGTAACTTGAACGCTATTGATATAGGTTGCGTTGTTAGCGATTACGTAATCTGTGCCACTTTGTGAGCCTACTGGATTTGCACCCGTGTCAAGAACTGGAATGTCTAAAGTACCTCCACTTGGTACGGTATCGAATGGCACACCGTTAATGTCAATGGTTGCATCTGCACATGGCTCGCATAACGCATCCTCCAAACAGGCAACTTGAGTAGGCGTTAATTCAGCAACTACATTTGGATTGCAAAAGTCAAAAATGTGTAGAATGTTCGGGTCAATATCGCACTCATTTTGCCAACAATCGCGGCTACCAATTACCGTTACCGAAACGCTTAAGGCCATTATCGCCCGTGTGTAATTTAAGTCGTTTACTTGCGTTCCTGTAAACTCCTCGCCCCATATCTTCGGGATGTTTGTATCAATAGAATTAACCCGAATGCTTACACTTTGCGCTTTGAGTAGCAGTTTTAAATCGGGAAAGCTGCCCGTTATTTGGTTAGCGATGTCCTCCGCTAACCTTGTTGGCATAAAGGCATCGTCTACTGTGCTATCCTTGCGCCTTGCAACCACAACCAAACGGAGGTCGTAAGTTCCTGACATTTGATTAACGCCATACTTGCCCACAATCGGCTCAAAGCTAATTGGGTTATCCATTCGCCAATAACTAAGATTGCCCCCGTCGATATTGATAGGCACAACTTGCCCCGTGCCGCTGTAAACGTAGGGTACTGTGGTCGTGCCATCACTCCGTAATTCAGCCAAGCAATGTATAACGCCCAAACGTCCAACGGTTTCAAGTTTTAGGTTCAGATAGTTTACTATTGCTTCGGTCATGATTGAAGTAGTTTTGTCATTTCAATAGCGTATATCCTTTGAAAATCGTCTTTCTCTTTTTGAGTGAATGCCACAAAGTTACCGTATTTCTCAACAAGCCCTTCCAGCTTCTTGACGTTAATGTCACGCCTTAAAGATTCAACATAAAGGTCGTTATTTACTTTAATCACTTCGCCCGTTGGCGGAACTCCAGCCGTGTTGGTGCGAGCAGAGTTTGCAAAGTCGCTTTGCAAATCATTTTTCAAACGCAAATTAACCACGTCAGGATTAAAGCCTTGCTCACGTTTTAAGTCGTAGTAACTCGCAAAGTAAGTAGTCTTATTGTTTGCTTTTGTCCAAGTAATGCTTTTCCCCTTATTCTTTCCGCTTTTAACCGTCCGACCCGAATCAAATGGCTTTCCTTCATGGTTACCTTTTCGCCTTAAGTTCTTATCGTACACATAAAGCGCATCGGTTTTATTATAGCTTTCGCCAGCAAGCCCACTACTAAAAATCCGAATTACCCTATCAGCGTGGACGGATTGCGCTGCAATTTGTAAAGGTGCGTTTAGGGCTATTGCCTTTGCTTTCTCGCGCAACTTAGCCGCAAATTGTTCGGGCGTTAGTTGAGCCATAATTGAAAAGTAAAAGATGTATAAGTGCGTGTGAATCGGCAGTAACCTAAGCCACTAATCCACTCGCAAGCCCTATCGCGTTCGCGGATCATGGCAAGGTAGTTCTAATCTGAATGCCGCGTCTGCAATTAAAACAAATCGGGTCGTTAGGTAAGTTAACGGTATTGAATACCCTATCCATTGCCGTGTTAAAATTATCGCGATACATTGATTGCCGCGCTACAAGTTTATCGTAATCGCGAACCGTGTTGGTGTTGCCCCTCGAAGTGTTGTAAAGCGCATACTCCATAACCAACTCCGCAACCTTAAAGAGTATTGGCATAGCTAATTGCTGCCTGTATTGGCACATCCAACCCTCTGCATCACATTCCATCGATACGCTCAATATAAGCCCTCCCATGTCGCTTAAAGTTGATTGGGTAAGTGGTGCGCCTATTGTAGCAGTTATTGCCTGTGCGGTCACGTATGCGTTTACGCTGCATGATGTCGGGCAAGTGTAGCAAGTTTGCCCCGATGTAGTTGGAGTTGTTTTGTATGCGGTTATTGCGCTTGCGTTGTAAATGATAAGCAACTTTTCCACGCGATATAATGCGTTCACGTCCACGCTTACCTCTTGTCCAGCTATTGCAGAAACTACTTGAGTGCCTAAAGTTACGCCCGTAATACCATCCACAAATAACACCGTTACGTTGCCCGTATAATTACCAATAAACCCAACACTTGTAACCCTATAGGCTAAAAATGGCATAGGGTATTTGCGCCAAAGTTTAACGCCTTTGTACTTAGCCAACGCGGCCGAGGTAGCTAAAGACGTGCCAGCGTAACCAATCGTTTGAGTACTTACAACGGTCTTGGCAACAAAACCATCCTTCATGTGGGCTGTAATCGAATCAATTACCTCGCGAACCGCTTGCGACCTTAGCGCGATGAACAAATCGTCCACGCTTGGATAGTCGTTCTGGTCAACGTATGAAGATAGTTCGGAGTAGGTGACTTTGGTATTTAGGTAGGTATTTGCAGCCGTACTAATGTCGGCACAACCTCCTTGCAATCCTATAAGTGTTTCTAAGCAAGTCATATCGCAAATTTAAGTAAAAAAAAAGGGGTTAGGTATTAGCCCAACCCCTTCAATTTTAGGTTAATCAATTAATCTGCACAAGCAGCCAAATCAGTACAAACTACTTCCAATGCTGCAAGTCCTTTTACTCCTTCAAAGTTGCTTCCAACTTGGTAAAGGTATGCTGGGGCTGTGTAGTATTGGTATGTAGCACGTATGTTGATATTCCAATCATCACAAAGGCGCTGCATACGGTAGTCGAACTTCATGCCAGTAGCTGGATCGAAGATAGTATCTGCGATGTTTGAAGAATCCGACAACTTGTTGAAATCAGCTTCGTACAACGAAAATCCAACTGGAACGATAGAACCAAGACCAACAGCAAGGTTTGTGGCGTTAACCGATGACAAAGCAGCAGCAAGGTGACGGTCATAAACCGCAGCAAGACCGAAACGCTCGATAATTGCCATCAAGTCATAGCCAAGTCCATCAGATGAACCACCAGCTATTGCCTTACGCAAGTAGCTTGCCAACTCATTCGCTCCAAAAATTGAAGCTCCGTTGATACGGCTCATCAAAAGCGCGGTTTGGATTTGCTCAAACAAAGCGGAGTTAACAGGACGTGCATCAGTACCGTTAGCCAAAGTGGTGTTCACTTGAAGGATTCCACCGCCTGTGAGGTTTGTTCCAAGAATGTCAGCAGTATCCTGTGACCATCCACCAAATTGAGTAGCAGCGGCAAGGGCAAGTCTTTCAGATTCTTTCTCCTTAATCCCGTTGATTATCTTTTGAACTTTACGAGCAACAAATGCGCTGTTTTCTTCACAAGTACCAACCAAATCGGAAGGGCTAACTGTAAAGTCCTTACCTACGTTCAAAGACGTATCAAAAGTGTAAGTTTCAACAAAATCGCATTCGGTGTGAGAAGCCGCACAACCCGAAGTGTTCTCGTTGATGTCGCTGGTTAAAAAGGGTTGGTCATAAACAATCTCAACCTGACGCACTTTTGACGCGCCTGTTAAGCCTTTGATTGTTGAAGCTGACCGATTACCCTCGCTCATTACGTGGGTAAGGAATGGCAACGCGATGGGAGCCATATTGTTTTGATTAGCAAAAGCCGAATCCAAAGAGTTTTGGATGGCTGGGCAAGTTACGATTTCGCACAATGATTGTGACATGATGTTTTTGTTTTAAGGTTTGATTTGAACAGTAGGCCGCTCAATTCGCCAAAAAACATTTTAGGGTATGTCACACCCGAAGTGTACTCGTATTCGTATTAGTGCCTTGCAGCTACCTTCTTGACGTTATTCTGTCCAATTGGTGGCGTGTAAGTGGTGGCAAAGTTAGGAACTTTTTTTGAATCAATTACAGCACCTAATTTTGACTCTTCAAACTTGGCTTTAATCACTTCTTCGTAGGTAGCTGGCTCACCACTTTTAACTTTCGATTTGATTAATTCGCCTTTAATATCGCGAACAATCGGATTACCTTCTTCGCTCAAATCAAATTTGAATGTTTCGTTCAAATCGGCTTTGAATCCTTTTACAGCCAATGCGCTTGCGGCTTCTGAAAACTTCAATCCTTTTAGCACGTTTTCAAATTCGCCTTGAATCTTACCCGTACGCTTTTCAGAAATTACGCTTTCTTTAAACTGATTAAATTCGTTTTTAGTACCCTCATGCAAGCCACTCAAATCTTCGAGTTGCTTCTTGTACTTATCCAAATCGCCTTTGAACTTAGCCTCTGCCTGTTCAGCAGTCAAACCTTTTGCGGCTTCAAGTTCGGCAAAGCGTGACTTAACCGCACCCGCAAATATTGATGGCAAATCAGTAAGGTTTTTGTCCTTCAACTCCGAAGGGTCAATTTCGACCCCTATATCTTTGAATCCCTTTTTAATGGCGTGTGATACTTTGCCATTCAATTCGCCTAACGCTGTTGAATGCCTTTCTGTTGGCACGTACTTCGCGTTTATTTCCTCCTTAACGGTATCAATAGTAGTGTCGGCTGTTATGGTTACCCCCAAAAAGTCGGCAAGGTCTTTTACTTCAATTGGCATCTGCTTTTGGTTTACGTGTTTGTTTTGGTTTTTCGGTTGGCGTTTCAAATTCTTCCAACGGCAACGGTTCGGACTTTCTCACTTTTGGCGCAAGGTACTCAAACCTTTGGGCAAGTTGGGTAAATTCGTCTTTGGTTAATTTCTCCTCTAAGTTCGGATCGCTTACTTCGATGCTCTTAATATTTGGCAGTTTAAGCAACCGACTAAAGAACTCACCCGTTAGGGCTTCATAGTTAAATAGGCGCAATTCCTTACCGTTAACTATGCACTTGATTAAAGTGTTTTTAGGCATTCAAGATTTGATTCGTGAGTAATGAATTAGGCACAAAGGTATTCAATTTCGCCCGTTCTACAAGTTTCGCCACGCGTTCGGCATTATCCAACTCTAAGAACTTAGGATCTTCTTGTATCAACTCCTGTGCAATTTGAATAGACGAATCATGTAGCGTAATTTGCCACGGTTCAATTGAGTTGCTTGCCTTACGCAATGCAATAGCCGTATCACTTAGCGCAAACAACTTATCTGCAATAACGATTGAACTTAATACCGCCTGTGCATCAACGTCTGAACTAAGTAGATTGTTCATCAACTGAAAGAACAACGTGTGCATAATGTACGCTGGGGCTTCGCTATCCCTTGCCATCTTAATCTGCTCCCAAATGTCGGCTTCGGTTCTAAAGTCGAAGGTTTGAGGATAGATTAAAGTAGGCGCAAGGTCGGCATCTTCATACCTTTGGAATGCGATGCGATGGTTAGCGAAATCAAACACATCGAATATCTGCTCACTCACGCCCTTAACAAAAGAGAACATTGACTGCTGGTCTATTGCCATCCCTGTGGCCGTCATATCCTTTGACCCCTTAACATCGCTTGTTGATGTTTGGAGGTGCAGAATTGACCGCGCTTCTTTGGTATCAATATCCACTTGCTCGCGCACAAAAGACATTGCATTGGTGGATGGCTCAACGTATTCGACAAGTGGGTAGTTGCTTGCTTGCCCTTCGCTGAATCGGTCTGAATCAGTCCAAAGCAAAGTTCCCATCGGGCTAACTGGACGATATGCCCCTGTGCCTTGACACGCCCCGCACGTGCCTATATCTTTGCCCGTTTCAATAGAAATCAAATGCCCGTTTTGGCAGTTACTTACCTCATCGTGAAACTCACACTTTGAAGCCTTCATTATCCTAAAGGGAAACGCACTATTGGCAATGGATAGCTGCAAGTAGTTTCTATTGGTTAGTGCTAAGTTCAGCAAACCGACCGCGTAATAAAAAGGACTTACCCAATAAATACTGCCATCAGGTGAAATCTGTGGAACTCCTTTTAATTCAATAACGGGCAAGATACCCTCACCATGCGCAAAGTATTCAAATATCGCGTAAGTGTTTTCGGTTTGTCTGCCCACTTGCTCAATTCTCCAAATGGTTTCACGAGTGTATAAATACATAACCCGCCCCATTCTATGTTCTTTGCCGTTGTACTCAACCCGTGACATTTCAGCACTCACGCAAAGGGCATAGTGGCCGCTTTTGTAGTCGATTACTTTGTCGCTGGCATAGTAGTATATCGTTGGCTCAAATAGCTTTTGGTCATCAACTCTACTCTCACCGTCCTCACTTTCTACGTACTCAAAACCATGAGGCATAACGGCAACTAAACCGTTTGCATCCTTCGTTTTGATGGAAGGTAATACGCCTTTCACAAAGGTTTCAACCGAGCCATAAATAGGCAAGTCGGTAAGTAGGTATTTCATCAAATCCTCACTACCTTCTTTTGGTATTACTTGCCAATTGGAATCTATAAACGCCCGACCAATAACAGTTAGGTAGTCTTGAAATACTTGCGATGTTGTGTTGGTATAATTGTCCTTAATGTATTTCTGCTGCTCAAGGTCTTGATTCGGTGCGCGGTTTCTAAATAGCTTTTCGGGGAATACGTTAGGGTCGGCATGGACAAGGATAGAATTCCGCTGCTCGATTGCGGCAACGTAGCCATCCCGATACTTAGGAATATCACCTTTCTTAGTGAATTTCTCAACTTCCAGAACATTATCTAAAATTCGCCTAACATCGACCTCGTTCATGCTGCTTTTTCCATTACGATATAAAAGTCAGTCAATTGGCAGCCTGACTTCTTGCCGCCACACCGCCCCCGTATTGGCCTATCTTGAGGACGTATCTTTATATTTCGTGCCATGCCACAAAGTTAGTTAATTTTTAGCGTGTACTTTCTTTGCCGTTTATCTCGTCCGTCCAATGCTCACACATTTCGATTATCATGCTTTCAAAAGTGTAGCTTGGTTGCCATCCTAATTCTGCGCGCAACTTTGTCGAATCGCCTTTCAAGTATGGCAGTTCCTCCGCACGTAAGTATTTCGGGTTAAGTGTTACATGGTCGCGGTAATTCAAATCAAAGTAACTAAACGCCAACTCGCATAACTCGCGTACGGTGTGCGTTTCCATCATACTGCATACGTAATCAGTCGGCTCGCTAAGTTGCAGCATGGCGTGCATCACTTTCACGTAGTCTTTAGCGTGACCCCAATCCCTACTTGCATCTAAGTTGCCCAACTCCAGTTTGTCCTGTTTGCCGTGTGCAATCATTGCAGCTGCTTTAACTACCTTATTCGTTACAAAGTCAACACCTCTGCGCGGGCTTTCGTGGTTAAATAGAATCCCGTTACTCAAGTGCATACCGTAAGCCCTCCGATAATGGCGAACCACGTTGTAAGCGAATACCTTTGAGCAACCGTAAGGGCTAACAGGATTGAGCGGTGTTGTTTCTCTTTGGTAACCATCGGCATCACAACTAAGCCCAAACATTTCGCTACTGCTTGCTTGGTACATCTTAGCTTTAGGGCAAACCCTCCGCATCGATTCAAGTAAGTTAATCACGCCCACAGCATCCGTTTGAACGGTAAATTGCGGAACGTCAAAGGATATGCGAACGTGCGATTGCGCGGCTAAGTTGTAAACTTCATCGGGCATTACTTGGGTAAGTATGCGCTCCAAACTTAAAGGGTCGGTCATATCCCCGTAGTGCGTGTGGAAATTCGGGTTTGAGTAGCACAACTTTAGCCGCTTACTTTCTTGCACGATGTTTGAACTTGCCCGAATCATTCCGTGTACTTCGTAGCCTAAGCCAAGAAGGTACTCCGAAAGGTAGCTTCCATCCTGACCAGTGCAGCCGCTTACAAATGCTTTATTCATTTCTGCTGAAAGTGTTTACATCCAAAGTTCTCACTCACGAGAATTTCATCGTAGAAAACTATGTTTTTGTTTAGTGTTTTGCAGCCTCCCGTTTCGGTATAAACGCTCACCACTTCCTCCGTACTTAGGTCAAATTGTAGCTTGTCGTTTATAGTAAATGCTTGCCTTATTTCGCCCGTTTTCAAATTACGTGTTGCCCTTGTAAACTCAGGCTCGTAATGTTTGCAATCCGCGCATCTCATATCGGAGTACATATTATGTCCACTTGCGCCCCTTCCAACCCTTCATTTTTGTAAAGATTGCGGTACTCATAGCCCATCGAATCCAACAAGGCAAGCAAACTCGCGCGGCTTTCACCTTGTCTTTCAAGTGCGGTTTCGTTCACCTCAATTAACATTGTTGGCGCAAACTTCTTAATGGTTAACGCTGCACCAATTAACGCTTTGACCTCCATACCCTCGCAATCCATCTTTATGAAATCGCATTCGGGTAGGTTAATCGAATCCAAAGAAACGCATTGGATATTGCCCTCCGCGATTGCGTGAGTAGCCCCAGCGTTAATGTCGTGGGCTAACCCGATGGTGTGCTTCTTATCGCTTACCCCACGCTTAAAGCATACCGTATTGTCCTTGCCCTTCAAGTTATACTCCAAGCATTCAAAGGCTTTCGGGTTTGGCTCAAATGCGTAGACAGAACCGCGCGACCCGACCCGATTAGAATAGGCAATGGTATGGTCACCGATATAAGCCCCAATATCAACTACGGTAAAACCGCGATGGATAAATTCATCTAATAGCGGCAACGTACTTCGGTCGTGGTCTAAGCGTTGGTTCTCAATTACCCACTTGCTTATGTGAGTATCGTCCTCAATTAAAGCTACTTTTTTACCGTTGGAAAATTCGTGTATTATCATTTGATTTGCGCTAAAACATCGTTAGTAATTCCGCCCCAACTCCAAAACTGCATTGCCTTAATCTTTGGCATATCAGCCCCGTTGGTATCTTTGAATACGTAACCTTTAGGCTCATGTACTTCGGCAAATGCACCCATCACATTAAACTCCGAAAAGCTGCGATAAGGTACGCGGCTTAGGTAAGTGAACAGCGGTAATTTGTGAACTTCCTCTAAATACATACACACGTTCTTTAGCGTTTTTGTGTGGTAAACTAAAGGCATCCTACGCATATACTCCCACTCGACCATGTATTTCATCGCGGCTTCGGTTATCGGCTGCCAAGGACAATCTATTTCGGAGTAACGTGTTTTCCAAATTATCGGTTTGCCATTCTCAAAGTACTCATTAACATCCAACGGTTCAATCGCAATTACATCGCTATCCCAAAACACAACGGCATCGGCATCGCTATATTTCCACGCTTCCAACTTAGTTAGCTGCTGCCCAATATATCCATCGGGTAAGTCTGTCACTTGAACCACTATTTCAGCGGTTAGGTGTTCCAAGCCGCGCGGTGTTGGGGTGCAAATAACGATATTACGGTAGCCCGTTACGTGCTTTTGAATAGATGCAAGGGCTAAGTGCAGCCATTCGTAATCTTTAGGATAAGTCCTTATCAGAATGTCTATTTGCATTTGGCTTGAATCAATCTAAATACCGTGTTGTTTATATCCTGTGGCCGCCCTCTTTCTAAGTAGTTTTCCACCCAACTAAAGTGTCGTGTCATTCGATGCCATTCCTCCGCGTTGTACTGCACTTGGTGGCGTTCGTGCATGAAGATAGGCTCTTTGACCAAAAACAACTGCACGCGGCTCATAATAAAGCGATACGGTAGCCAATAATCCCACCACGTTTGACCCATTGCAAATAGCGTGTGAGGTATCAAGTCGTAATAGTCGGAGTGAATAAAGAAAACGTCAAAGCCATTAGGGTATAGCTTTTGGTCTTGAAAATCGCGGTTAAAATCCGTTCGGTTGCAGAATACCAATCCTTGTTTGCACTTGCTGAAATACTCCGATACCGCATTCCTCAAAATAATGTCGCTATTGATTAGCATTATTGATTCAAACCCGTTATTTCTTGCGTGGTCTATAAATGAACTAATCAAAATATAGGGTGCTTTGTAAAGCCCTTTGGTTGTAATCGTTACCTCCGCAAACTCAATGTCGTAGCGGTCTTTAAGTAGCGAAATTTCGCTGGCAGTGTTCAAAGATATAACTCGGCAACCTTGTGCCTTCCAACTTTCAACGGCTTTTATTTGTGCGTCACCAATCGCGTGGCGTGGTGAAATGGAGGTTAGGGCAATCAATTCGATGTGGCTAAAACAATATCCCTTTCAGAACTTAACTCAATACCGTAGCACCAGCTTTCATCCTTTGAGTTGCTTACTCCATACATAACAGCGTTACAAGGTTTCAGAGTGATGGCAACTACCATTAGTCGTTCCTGTTCCTTATCAACTTTCAGATACACAAATTCCCCGATATTGAACTCGATAACGTGACCCGTTTTGATAAGCATTCGGCAAAATTAAACTATATTCCCAATAGTTTACGGGTTTTTGCATCGGGCTTATAGAATCCTTTGGCTATTGCTTCTTTGAGCGTGGCGGTTGGTACGGCCGCTTCGGAAACTGGCAATATGGAATGCTGGCAATTATACCCACCAGCATAGGCGAAGATTGTACTTGAATCAGTGGCTCGATTCATGCCAGCCCATCCTTTGCCCGTGTTGCATTCGCCTAAATTCTCTTTGTTGCCCCAACTTTCAATCTCTTTTTTGTGATACCATTTGCCGTTGCGCTTTTCACAAAAGCATCTGGTCGTGTCCATCAAACCGCCCGTGTAACGATACCATTCTAAGCCTAAGTCTGCTGCGATAATCTCGGTAAACGCCCTATCAGTTGTGCCAATGGTATCGGTAACAAGTTGCCGCGAATAAGCAAGTAAACGCCCGTCATAGTTAGGCGTGCCAACTATGCTATCCGTAACGCTCACCAATAAATCGGAGTAACTCGCTTTGGTTTCGATGCCCGTAAGTAGCGTTTCAAATACGGGATTAAGTACGGCTTCATCTATACCGTTAACTAATTGCCCTACAAGTTGCGCCCGCCTTGCCGCGTATGTTTGGGCTGCGAATGTGGTTTCTATTCCTTGCCCGCCTAAGGTTGTCATGTAAGCTGTGGATGTCGCTTGCTGCTGAATGAAGTCTTTATTCAACTCACCTATCACCGTAGCATATTCGCCCTGTGTCATGTAAGCCCGCAAGTCCTCAAGTATAGCCGTGACCGTTCTAAGGTTTGCGCCTGTTTGGTCAACTACTCCATTTGTCGTGGTTAGCTTAGCCATTAGCCGCGTAAGTCGTGCAGCTATCTTTGGCTGTATACCCGTCACTCGATTAACCCAACTGTCAGGAATATCCGTTAGGCCGTTTACCTTGTCGCGGAGTAGTTCGGCTGCGGTGGGCATTCTAAGGCGTTGGGATTAGTATGTAGACCATTGTAATAGTAATATCGCTATCCCCGTTTAATGGGTTGCCAGTTTCAACATAAATTTCAATGTCAGTAGCATCAAGAATTTGCGTGTCGGTTGTTGTTCCACTAAACGTGCCATCAATACCTAATAGGCCACCGCGATTTATAGTTGATTGCAATACCCTTGTCCAGTTCCCTGCAGCTGCTGAAAAGTGCTTATCTGAACCTATATACCTTGCGGCAAGTTTTGTATTTGTGTCGTATGCCGTTGTTCCATTTTGAGCCCGAAACGACATTCCTAAAGGCTGAATGAAATAACCAACAGGAACTGTAATTCCAAAGGGTACTGGAGTAGTAAATAACGTCAATACTTCGGCTGTTGGAATGGTAACGCTTGCAATAGTTAATGCCGCGTTTGCGTTCAAAGTATTAGCCTGTGCCACCGCTTCATTAAATGGCGTTTGAGTTGTGTCACCGCTTGCTGTGAATGTCATCACTTGGTCGGCCGTTGTAATTGCCGCGGCTGCCTTAGCTGGTAAATTGTTGACGTTAATACTTGCCATCTTATATTGGTTTAGGTATGTTTATTGTCTTGCCTGTTGATGTGTTTAATACGGGCTTGCGTGTGCCTACGTTTACCTCCAATGCTATTCCTTCAACATCGCATCCCAAAGGCACACCGTCTGCACATGGTCGTTTCTCGGTTAATTCTACAGCATCGCTAAACGTATAAGTAGCAACTCCGAAATCAACTTCATTGCTCCAGCTTATCGATGGCGGTTCTTCATCTTCACAGAATGAAGGCCTACCGTCTAAGTAGACGTTATCAAACCCAAGCGTTAAACGTATAAAGTCGTGCACATATTCGGGCGCACCGTATGCAAAAGACCGCGCCTTTCGAGTACGCATGTAGGTAGTCTTTTTTTGCCCTGTGCTGAACTCATAGGCTTCACGGGTAGTTGGATAACTCGAAGTCCTCAAAGTTGATTCTAAGCGAATAGTCGGGTTAAATCCCGTGCCAACAAATCCCATATTAAACTGGTCACCATTGCCGCAAGCTGAAACAAGTACGGTGCATTGGCAAAAGGTATCTTTCAATTCAAACGGAACACTTCGATAGGTAACGATAGGCTCAACCGCTTCAATACTGAAATCAGTAATCAATACGAAGTGCAAAGAAGCAATGTCCAACAAGAATAAGAAACGCAAATCCAACGGGTCATCGTTTGTCCACGTTGGGGTAATAACCTCGGTATAAGTTCCGTCCGTTGTGTAGATCGTTCCGCTTGTTAACCCAGCTGCAAATTGGAACGTGTCAGTTCCTTGCATTCCGCTAATGGTGAACGTAATCGTGTAGGCTACATCTTTACATAACACATCCCTACGCCTTACATAGTGAGCGGCTTGGGTAATTGCGCTTGCTTGCATCGTTCCGCCACCGATAACAATTAAGTCATCACCGCCCGCGTATACATCCCATTGCGCCTGACTTTGGAAGTCATCCCCAGCAAATCCAAACTGGGAGCATTGGCACGGGTCGTAAACAGTTATATAGTAGCAGTCATTGGGTATGGCAAAATCATTCCAGTCTACATTGTAAGTCAAGAAACCATTATTGTAGGTTACTCCTGTATTGGGCAAACCAAAATTAACAAGCAATCCATCGGTAGAATATAGACCAAAATGCACCCGCGTTAAAATCGGCTTCATTATTACATTGGAAACCGTACCGCCTAAAGCCGCATTAAAAAAGAACTCTACGTAAGTCTTTCCAACGCTTTCAAACGTATACGTGTACGTTCCACTTGCTGAATACGGTATAATCGTGCCATCGCTAAAGTTCAGCAGCATCAAACCATTATTTACCACAATCGTAAACTCCAACTCGTAATATAAACCGCTTGCGTTGGCTATTGCTTGCCTAATGTAACCAGCACCGCCAATAGGTGAAACGGCTCGCGTGTCGGGAAAAGTCCACGCTCCGCCTTGTATCCAATCAACACCGCTGCCTGTAAAGTTGCCGTCTATTGTTTCGCTGTTTGTGTTTGAACACGCCCCGTATGCAAATTGAACGGATGTAAAGTCTGTGCTTCCTTGTATCTTTTGCATCCATCCCTCATAACATGGTAGGGTGCAATTGTCCTCTAATCCGAACGGGAGGGGTTGGTATGGGATTAAATCGAGGCTCATGCTGCGAAGTTAGTTATTTTGGAGTTTAGCCTTATCTTAGTATTGCCTGTAACGAAATTCCTAACTAACTCAATTAGCCACCCGCTGCCATTGGCATAGTCACCAACAGAAAAACCTATTTGGTCTGATAGGTTGGCTTTGATATTGTCCCAAACTTGCTTACTTATTGGGTATTGCATATTGGACAAAAGTAGATAGTTTTTCTCATTGTAGAATGAAGCCCACCGCCCGCCTAACGGGTCAAAAACCTCAAACGTAGAATTAGTACCATAGCCACCGCTTAACATTATCGAAGTCCCGATATATTGCCCCGCTGCCATGTAAACCGTACTGCCAACCGTGAATCTATAAGGGTCGGGCGTTGCCAATGCTGGGTCATCGCCACTCATTACAACCCCGTTATTGATTGGCAAGTTTAACGGGGTTTGTGAAGCTAAAAGGATGCTTTGGGCAACCGTTCCGCCCATCATTGGGGGATTCATAACAATAGCAAAGAAACGCCCCCACGTGGCATAATCCATACGCATCACACACTCAAAATTATATACTCCGCTAATAGGTGCAACATAGTAACCGCCTAATGTCGGGGTTAACGCGCCAGCATAGGAATAGTCACCACTTGATTCGTATGTAATAGGAAACGAACGAATAGATACCGCGTAATTTAATCCAACATCGTTAAAAGGCGGGGTAAAGTCATCGGTAGGGGAAAACACTTTAGGAAGTATTAAAGCTAACTGCGGGCTTGTACGATTTACAAATGCACCATTATTTCCCGCACCCAAAAACGCATAAATAGAAATCGGTATTTGGTCAAACCATCGAAGGGCTACGTTTTCATTTGACAGAAATACGTTTAGATAATAATCACCCGCGCTTGATGGGTTTTCAGTCATCTTTGCCCTATTAATATCGGTCAAGTCCATAACAACCGCACAAACATTAGTATCGTATTTAATATTTGACGTGCCAGTTGGTACTATATCTTGAATAATATTAGGGTCAATTATTATTGTTTTTGTTTGAAGATTTAATTCAGTATCAATGTTTGTTTGACCGCCCAAATGGTATTCCTCCTCATTCATTCCTAAAAAGCGAAGGTCGGGCAAATAGGTTTTGTCATCGGCTTCCTCAACCGACCCGAATACAACTTTAGCGGGAAAGCTGTTTCTATCCATAGACTGAATCACATTGTCCACGCCATCAAGTACCGCAGAAACGGCAGCAGTCTTAAAGTATGCTTTTGGCTCAATCCTAATGTACTGCACCCCACTTACAAACTCATACGCAAATGATAGGTTATACATCGCGTTCATGTCATCAAATAACTCTTTGAACGATATTAGCGGAAATGTGCTAAATGCAGATGAACGCAAAGAACGCCCCGTAAATAACGCGGTCAAAGAAGCCTGTGTAAAGTTGGTGGCGTTGTAATTAAAGAAGTCGCTTGCTAATGTTATTTGCCCATCACTCATAAACTCTATTTGAGTTCTAAAGGCATCGTAAACATAAACTCCGCGCCTACTTATATTATCGTTGGCTGAAACATTATCAATGTCGGGTATTCTAAAGTTTGTTATCGGGTTCGCGTAAATATCAAGCCCGTTTTTAGATTTACCAACGCCCACATTACATTGGATTTGTTTGTTTTGGTCTATTAGCGACATATAACCTTTTACGGATATTTCACCCGATACCGTTCGCTTTCGTATGTCTATCGTGCAATCAGTAAGGAATATATCGCCATCAATAACATCACCGCATGAAGTAATTATATTAATGGCAACAGGCGTTACCACATCATTAATCATTCTATTGTATAGGTAGTCAAACCCGTTTCCTGTAAAAATAAGCTGCCCTACAATCTCTCTAATGTAGCCGCTTAAATCACGCGAAAAGTAAATCCGTTCCTCCAGTTCCTCAAGCCCTTTGGGGTCATCAACCAACGTATTATCTAAAACAACTCTACTCATATCCTCCGCGTTTAGGTTGTCTGCGGTCTAATTTAGCCGCTAACATTTTGAACCCAGCGACATCAGCCGCCCTATGTCTATCCATTGCCGCAATAATGTTGTGGTCTTTCAAGTTGGCCGTTAACCCGTTTAACTCTGCGCTTTTACCCATATCTGCGAACCCGCTTAACATAGCAGAATCCAACGCTGGCTTTACATAGTTGCTTAGGATGTACTTTTCTGCAAGTCCTTTGTTCATAGCTTCCAATAGCCCTTTGTGCTTGCTTGTTTCCTTCGCTGTGATAACGCTTTCGCCTTTTGAAAGTTTGGCATGAATTGAATCACTTGTTGCCGTTCCTTCACCCCGTAAATCTACAACACCCTTAGCGAATTGGGGAACGGGTGCAGCAACAATCGCGGCAATTTGCGCAGCACCTAATACGGCTGCGAGGGCTGCCAATACAGGGCCAATTAACGGGCCAGCAGTTGAAGCACTTGTAACGGCTACAGCTGTATTAATTATCGCTTCAAAGATTGCAACCACCTTTGCAGCGTTTGCCGCCTTAGTCATTAACCGCCCCTTTTCTCTTTGGTATTGTTCCTCCGATATTAACCCCTGTTCTAACTTCCTATCTAAGTTTGCAAGGTCTTGGGTATACCCTTCTTGAATAGCGTTACCAACCATTCCGATAAGTTGAACGGTTGTTTGTGCGCTTGCCTCAAATATCTGTTGCTTTTGCTCCTCAGTTAATTCGGTTGCTTTAGTAGTTTCCTTATTAGCATCTAATTGAGTTTGTACCCAGTTTTCAAGTTCCGCCTTTTGCCATTCGTTAAACTCCTCATGTGCTTCCTTTTTACCGTCAAGAATTTTGTTTTCAGCATCTAATTCTGCTGTTATCTTATTCATTAAAGCCTGACTTTCGGGTTCTTCATCGGGTATTAAGGCTTCCGCAAACTTTGTCATCGCTTGCGCTTGTGTTAACTGCTTAATCTTAGCTTCGATTTTTTGAAGGATATTCCAAAATGTACCACCACCGATTGCCGACTTTTCAAGCTGTTCCTTTAAAGTCTTTAATTCATTTGATAGCGTTTCTATGTTGTTTATTCTAACCTCTCCGCTACCATCTACACCAGCCACGTTATCAAGTGCAACCGCTAAGTTATTAACCGCGTCAACAGTTGGAGCGTTATCACCTACGTCTGTTTGCCTATCTCTAAACTCCTTTAATGCCTCACGCGCAATAAGTAACTTATCGTAAAGTATTTGTGTTTTTTCAGCCTGTAATTCTACCGCCTTACTCCACTCCAATCCTGTATCAAATCCCTTTCCTTGCGTTGCTCGTAAGTCAGCAAGCGCAATGTTTGCGTTCCTATACTGTTCTGCAATGTCCTCACCGCTTCTCAATATACCAAGCCCCGACATACCAAGTAGTGATTCCTTGTATTCGTCAAGTGATAGTTTGCCCTGTACAAATTGCTCATTTGATTCAGCCATTGCATCGGCTTGACCGCGTATCATTTCCGATAATAACCTTACCGCTTTCTCCGCTTCCTCCGTACTAATCAACTGCAAAACCAACCCCTCCCACGCGCTTGATAGTTCATCCACCGCACCCTTAAAGTTATCTTGCATAATGTCAGCCATAACCTTTGCCGAGCCAGCCGCGCCATCCAATGCCGTCTTTAGTTCTTGCACCGTATCTATACCCTTAATCAAAGAAAGGAATGCCGCCTTTGACCTTTCATCAGTTAATTCAGTCGCAGCCGTTAGGTCTATATTGCCGCTTTCAAGTTGCTTAAATGCTTTAAATAGGTCGTTTGAGTTTTTAACCGTGAATCCTAATTCCTGTGATAGTACACTACTGGTATCAGATAGTTTTGATAGTAGGTTTTTTAAGCCCGTTCCCGCTATCGAACCCTTTAGGCCAACGTCAGAAAGTCGGGCTAATAATGCGGTAGTTGTTTCAAGGTCAATGTTTGCAGCCGCTGCAATAGGTGCTACTAACTTCATGGATTCCCTAAAGTCCTCAATATCCAAAGCCGACTTTGAGAATGCCAACGCCATAACGTCAGCAACACGCCCCGCTTCGCTTGCATCCAATCCAAAACCTCGAATAGTTGAACCAGCTACACTTGCCGCTTCGCTCAAGGTAGTGCCAGCAGCAGCAGCAAGAGCAAGCGTTCCATCGGTTGCCGCTAAGATTTCTTTTGTGGTAAAACCTAACTTACCGAACTCCTCTTGAAGTTGCCCCACCTCCGTTGCTGTAAACTTTGTGCTTGCCCCTAATGCTTTCGCTGAATTATTAAGTTCATACATCTCTTTAGCAGTCGCGCCAGTTACCGCCTTAACCTTTGACATTTGTTGTTCAAAGTTGGTGGTAATCCCTATCGCATTACGCATGATGTTAACAAAGCCCGCAATGCCAGCCGTAATACCAAACGCCCCAGCTATCGTGCTGCCTAAGTTGGCAAACTTAGAACCAAGCCCTTGTACGCTTGTGCCAATGTTATTGACCGCTGCCGAACCTTTTGTGCCAGCCTTTTCAAGTTTAGATTCTAAGAATAGAACGCGGTTTGAAAGTTCGGTTAGGCTTTTGCTCGCGTTATCTACATCGACCCTATACTTTGCTACTATTTCGTCTGCCATCCTTTGCCTGTTTAATCTCGCTTAGACGCGATTCCACAAAGGTAAACAATTCCAAAAGGAAGTCGGAACGCCCCATATCCCGTAGCCTTGCGAACCCGTCCGAATCCTTGCCCATAAAGCGAAGGAAGCGCGTCCATTCAAGACGTTGCTTGCTTATTCGGTTGTGTGCAGATCGGAACGCAATATCGACCACCTTCTTTTCAGGTTTTCGTTTACCTGTTGAAAGTTTCTCAATAAGCTGGTTGCATCGGTCTTGGAAACTGTTAGCCCGTTCAATAGTTTTATGAACATGGGCAGTCGAAAAAAAAAGCGACCTTCCTCCGTTTCATGCTTCAAGTAGTCGCATTTCTCCGCGTGTATTGATTCGCTTATCTTTGAAACGTCCTCGTCCTCCCGAACGTAATTGATGGCGATAATGTTCACCAGAGCATCCAAGTTCACGATCTTTTTTTCGAGGTCTGTAAGGTCGTTAATCACAACGCCAGCTTTGATAATGTCCTGTTTGGCAAGGCACACGGTAATCGTTTCCAATGCCTGTTTCCACGTTTCGCTACTTAACCCCGCTGCCATGTATTGTAGGTGCGTGTGGGCTTCACTTAGCCGCGTAATAGGTACATCGCCCTCGTCACGAAATGAGTAATACCACCGCCCTTTATCGTCCTTAAACTCCGCTACCATACCACTACGCACGTTGGTAGCTTGGTTAGCCCTATGCCAATCGCTTAAACGTTGCTGCCCGAATATTAGGTTGGCTAATTTGATACCCATTTGTTAAGTAGTGTGTTAAGGAATGCGCAAGATAGAACGGTAACAGGCCACATATGAAGTTCACCGCCTAAGTAGAAATGTCCAATCGTTCCCCATACCGAAGCCATGCAAGTCGGGCAATACCAAAGGGGCTTGGATAGCTTTTGGTGCAGCTTGCTTAGTGATAGGTAAAAGTTCTCAGGCAGCCCGTAGAATGTAAATATTAGTTCCATTGTAGCCAAATGAAAGCCAACGGAAACAAGCGAGGTTAGGACAATTATACCTAATTGCATACCGTCAACACATTTGCAGCCCCCGTAACTATTCCACTCGCGCCCTGTACTAATCCAAATTCAACAATGGCACACGTTATTCCCGTCCACGTTACGTTCGCGCTTACCTTGTAACGTACGCCCGCCACGAATGAAGGTAACGCGGCTGCAAGGATAGTAAGGTTGCCTACGCCTGTGCTTGTTCCTGTGGCCTTACTTACCGACCCATCTGCAAGGCTTTCAAAGGTTAGCGTTACCGATGTGCTGACTGGAAACGTGCCGAAATTAACGGACGTTAGGCACAGGTTCATTCGTTTTGTTTCGGAGCATCCTCCGCAATTATAGCAGCTCATCTTCGTCTGTTTTATCCCCGCTCATGTCGGTGAAGTTAAATGTAACCGAGGTCGGCAAGTTGCCTGTTAATTCGGTTGTTGTGCTTTCAGTTAGGTTGTTAAGCCTATTGGTTATGCTTGCATTGTAGTTACCCAATAGCCCGCCAGTTATTTGGTCGGCTCTTATTTCCTTACGTATATGCGAACAGATAGTAACGAAGTCATCGTAATACCCGTCTTTATTATCAAAGTATTGGTTAACGCATCCATAAAAATCATAACAAAATGATTCAAAGCCATCCATTACCAAAGGCAACTTTGGATAGTCCTCAACTCTTGTGCCATCTTTACCTACATACTGAATTTTAGGCCATTCCAAGGCTTTAGATTGTAGGCTTTTCTTGTACGCTTTCCACGCTTCAAGTAAGTCGTTAGGTGTCTTAAAAATACGCGATGGATGTGGTAATTTATCCATTGTTTGTTTTCCTATGAATATTTGCCCACGCTTGTACGTCTTTGCCGTTTATCATGTATCGTGCAGCGTCTAAATGGTCGGCTCTTTGGTTTCCTTGTGAGCGGTCTGACTTCCTAATGCTTCCATCGGGGTTAATTTCAACACGTTCAAAGTCACGGGTCAAATATAAGCATTTCGGGTCGATTCTAAAGTCTGTAAAGTTTCGCAGAAAATAGTTGACATCGTTACGGCTGTTAACGTGCTTTGGGTTCGGTCTTAAATCGAATTGCCTGTCTTGAAGTCTTAGCCCCTTTTGAAGCGTTTTATACACACTCAACTTGTCGGGCGATACCATGCTACGATTTGTGCCGTTGTAATCGCCTTGTATAGTTAGTAGGTGCAATGCTTGGCCGTACTTGTTTTTGATTCGGTTAATTGCTTCATCTACCGTGCCGCCTAATATCGTTTCTTCTTCAAATACGTGTAAATGGTAACCCTCCGTATCGCGCCAAAATTGATAGTAGATAAACGCAAACGGGTCGATGTTAAAGTCCATCGAAATGTAAAGCGGTCGGGTCGGGCTGTAGCTGCAAGGCTTAACGTGAGTGCTACGGTCGAACGCATGGGCGAAAGGTGCAACTACTTTTTTACCACCCCAAAGTCCAAGAACATAAACTCGGTAATAGTCGGGGTCTACTGTTTGCAGCGTGGTAAGCGTTCGGATATACGCGCTATCGAGGTTTCGCGTGTTGGTTTGGTAGGTAGTATGGCAATAGAACGTGTCATCGCGATCTTGGTCGTGAAAGTCGGTTCTAAGCCAATGCGTTTCCTCGATGTCGGTATTGTAGCTAATTAGGATTTGCAGCCGCCCCCGTGTTGTTCTCACCGACATATCGGCTTTACGAAAGTCCTCCGCGCTTATTTCATCGGCTTCCTCAAACCAAATAACGCTGGGATCTTTTATGGATTTAACCTTTGCGGTTTCGTTCTTGCTTGTCTTTTTTAAGCCCCGTGAGATTATGGTGTTGCCCGTAAGCAAGCATCTAAACGCCATTGTAGTTTCGTTCACTTGAAACATAGGCGTTAATCCATGCGCTTCGATTAGGTCTTTCATTTCCCTAAATTGGCTGTCACGAATTGACCCGTGTATTTCTCGCATTAGAACGCCCCTAAAGTAATCGGGTTGCATACAACGGCCTAAAAGGTAAAGGGCGATATTGTGCGATTTCCCTGACGCTCGGCCTCCGTAAAAGTGGATGTATCGTTTACTTGAGGCAAACGCGGGTGCAAAAGCCTTGTTTATACTAATTTCCACGATTTAAGTGCTTGTCCTGTCTTATCCTTGCCAACTGCGAAGGTGCATTAAGTGCCTTTAGTTCGCGTTCATACATCGCGAAATAACGCTGCAAAGTTAAGGTTTTCCCTGTGCCTTGCCCGTAAATTGAAAGGATATAGTAACCCGTTTTCACCTCACTTTCGGTTTTGACGTTTGCAGCATTTCCAAAGTAAATAACAGGCTTTGAGGTTGGCCGCTTAGGTACTATGCCCATCTTTGCAAACACACCTTGGTAAAGTAGTTCATCTGGTATCGTACCGCCCCAATTAAATTGTAGCATATCACGTGGAATGCCGACCTCCATGTAGTAGTCCAAATACTCTTGCATCTTATCGCATACACGCCCAGCTTCAAAGTACAGCCAACTGGATTGAATGCCGCAAAGTGTAGCCGTTTCGCCTAACCCGAAGTGTGACCAAGTACGCTCACTTTTCGCCCAAAGATTATACGCAATTTCATCAAACCGACCACCCGACCCCATCACTTCGGTAGCCACGGTTGTGCCGTTTAAGTCTTGGAGTAAAGGTTCAATATCGCACAAAGCCAATCCATCGACATCCAAGTACAGAAACTTGTCCAATCCAATGGAACGGCCTAAAGAGTAGATTTGAGTTTTGACTTTTGCGGGATCTATTCTTCCTCCGTTGTTCAAATAGGCTTTGGTAGGTAGGATATTTATAGACGCGAATAGTTCTGGGCGCGTGAGGTTTAAACTAATGTCCTCACTTATGAAAATATGTATCGGTACGTTCGGGCTGTGCTTATGTAACGACAAAGCGAGGTTGTGAGCCATTAGCCCATAACCCCGCTTTCCGAATGCAATTAAAAGTATACTACTAAGAGAAGATTCCAACGGGTAGCACTTGGCTCTTTATGCCAGTTGCAAACTTACCATTAAAAGTGAACTCGTAGTGAGCGTTATCGGTATTGTCATCAGGAAATACCAAGCTGCCTACAAACTGCAAACCTTTCACACCTCTAACCAATATGCCAACAGTTGTTTCGTCAACTGGTTTGATTAGGATTGCGCCAACTACAGTACCGCTTGAAGCGTTTATTGCAGCATAAGCAAGGTCGTTCGTATCGTTCACGTTTTGATCCATCCAAGTGCCAGCAATTGTGTAGGTAGTGGTGTTTGGCTCTGCACCAGCAATATAAGAAGCCCCAGCAGCAACAGCAGATTGCGCGGGAACACCTACTTTAATCGCTTGGAATAAAGTAGCTTTTCCGCTTGCAATATCAGCAGCGATGGTTACTTCGTCTGAAAAGTCGGTAGTGGTAGCATCGCAAGCAAAGATAATAGCTTGGTCACCTCCACCCGTTACCGTTGCCCCGCAGTCATTGAGTAACTGTTCGGGTAGTTGGTCTTGGCAAAAAGAGTTACATGACATTTGTAGGTCGTTTTATGATTCGGTTACAAAGGTAATTAGTAATTTTTTAATACGATTTTCAAGGCTCAACATCTTTAGCAACCGTCACAAATTGCCCTTTGTTGTTTCGCTTACGGCCTGTGAACGTGCGAGCGGTCAAATGCTGGATGGTTTCCTTAGCGGCTTTCAATTCCCTATCCTTTGCATCATATTCTTTGTCAGATTTGAGCAAATCGTCCTCAAGTTTCTTTGACACTTCAATCTCCACTTCGTAAAGTTTCCGCATGGTTGTGATTGCCTTAATCGAAATTTCTTTATCCTCCAAAAGATCGGCTATCCTTTCATCCCTTTGATGGATAATTGCAAACAGCATACCACACGCAAGCGTTAACGTGGCTGCGATAAATACGGGGATTGTAAGTAGTACAGGGTTCATTTCCGTTAGTTTTCTTTAGTAAATTGCCAGCCCTCCCAGTTATAACCAACTGTAAAAGCGGTGCTGCCTTGCGTTTTTAGCGTGTGATACGGAAATCTGTGCAACGTGCAGAAATCCCTAAAAGTACCCGAATGCTTAACTGTGCGCCCGTCAAAGTGAATAGCCGTGTAACGTGTTGGCTTTGCACGTCCTACGACCTCCACGCCCTTTAGAACATCTGTGATGTGGGAATAGTTACTCATTTTCTTCTACTATTTTAAACAAGCTTGGTTTGCTTAGAATGAATGATTCACTCCAGTAGTCGCCATTTTGTTTAGTTCCAAACTGCCGACCAAAACCGCGAGTTTCAAACATTACCAGCTTGGTGTTCTTTGGGATTAACGGGTGCGAATCGGTCAATACTATTGCGTAGGTTTTCATTTGTCCTCAAGTGCTTTAATGCGTTCATCTTGAATTAGGTTATACTCCGCAGCCTTCAAAAGTGCTTGCTCCAAACGGTTAACCCGTTCGCGAAGTAAGCCGCGCTTTTCGATGCTCGATTTAATTAAGTCAATTAGCTGGCTGGCTAATGTGAAGATGCCCTCTATCGGGATTGCTTTGTTGGATTGGTTGTTCATGTTGCGAAGGTATTACGTGTTTTTCTTTGTTTGTGTAATTAAATAGACGTTGTGGAAATAAAGTTAACTCTTAACCGTCAACTCAAACCCGTCAGGAAACATAAGCATCAACCCCGCAAAGGTAGGCTTAGAATTTACGATGTCCAGTATTCCATCCTTGTTGATGTCTGACATTGCAGACCCTACCAACACGCAGCCTTTGATGTCACTTTGCCCAGTTTTTGGGTTAATACTCCCAGCGTAATTACCCCAATGGATTAGCACAAAAGAACGATTCGGCACGTTGGTAATGTGCAGATGTCGGCCATACTTCGCGGAGTGTCTTGGAACAACTTGGTAAACGCCCTCTGGTATGCAGCTAATCTTTGAAGCGTTATCCTTCCACGCCAGTTCGAGCGTCTTACATTTGAAATTGCCAATCACCAACTCACCCAGCGTTTGGGTAGGTGTATACTTTCGGGTTAAGGTTGCTTTAATCATTCGTTGATGTCTTTATAGAATAGTCTTTGTTGATTCACGCTAAACAGCATAACGTGCATTGGCGTTGGCTTAATCACCTCTTTGCACACGTGCGGCTCATAGGCAGCAAGTGGGCAAAACAGGCAACTAATATAGTAGGTGATTGCTAAGGTTCGCATTAGAAAGGTAGTGTCGTATTCTCCTCCTCCTCGAATACTTGCGGAGTAGGTGCGCTTTGCCCAGCTGTTAACTTCCATCCCGTTATGCTTGGGTAATACTTGCCCGAATATTCTCGCCCTCCAACATTCGCTTCAACACTAACCGACTGCCCTATTTGCAGCCCGTCAAGTAGCCCTGTTTTTTCTTTGGTGAACTCGATTGGGGTCAAATTATTGAACTTTTCCTCCGTTGCAACTACCAGCAAACGCTTGCTGAATTTGTCGCTTATTACTTCTGTTTGTCCAATGTGGTGAACTGTGCCTGTGATTGTCATTTCTATTTGATTTGAAGGTTATTTATTGTTTCTATTTTGTACCCTTGAACATCCTCACCGCTTTCAATAGCTGCTTTTATGGCTGTCAGGTTAGGCTTGCGCGATTCAGGTACTAAGGTAGTAAACCTTTCGGCTAAAGTGAACGCCACGCCATCGTTTACACATCGCTTTGACGTGCGAAAGGATAGCTTAATTAGTGGCGTTTTTACCTCCGTAATCTCGAAGTATTGCATGGCCTGTGAGATGGCATATTTCAAACGGTCAATTTTCTTTTCCTTTGATTTTACCAACGCTTGTAGTCTTGCCATTTCGCTTTTAATGTATTCAACATCGTGTTCCTCTTCCTTAATTACATAGGCATAAGCAACCGCCTTACCTTGCAACTCCGCTTGGCTAATTGCCACAGAATTTTCTAATTCGGGCGTCAATTCCTCTTGCTCTAGCAAAGTAGCAAGTTCAATGTACTCTTGTTGGATTTGGTATAGTGGCTTGTTCATTGGATTGCTTGTTTGAAAAGATTTGAAACGCTTTCTTCTGTGCTGACCTTTAGCGTTTTTGCTTGGTACTTATTTTTGTAGTGAGTAAAAGCCTTTAGAATTAACTGCTCTTTTGCGGCTATTGGCATTGTCATTTTGCTATTAGTAGCAGATGTGATAATCCTATCACGTAATAAATATACCGCGTTGTTTGTAATGTCGCGGCCACTCATAACCTCACCAAAAAAATCAAGAACGCTTGGATGTCTATCGTACAAAAAAGCTATCATTCCACCTACTACCGATGCTGGTATTCTGATTGCGCTTTTTGATGTTAATTGTGCAGCTTGCGAATTTACAAAATCAATTAAATCGGTTTCTTTATCGTAGAACGCCATTACATCTGTTGCCGTAGGTGGAGCGTACTTTTCACTTGTAGAATGATTCCTGTATCTTATTAAAGAACGTATTATTCCAGTTTTTTGATTAGCGCAAGCAACTCCGCTTATGCTTAAAATTGCACCTATTGAACGCGATGCGCCTACGTCAATAGTCATAAAGGCTCTTGAATCGACTCCGTATGTCACCCACATATTAACGCTAACATTACTTTTGATTATTGCGCTAAGTCGATGCTGGCCGTCTACCATCATTCCGTTTTTATCAAACTTAATTGATTCTCCGTTATCAGTTACCCAATTACCGTTTTTTATTTCATTGGCGTATTTTGCCACTACTCGCTCATTTATAGGGCGATTGTTTTCCAGATTTTGGGTTAACATATTTGCGGCCTGAATCGGTGTTATTAGTAATCGTTGCGTAGTCATGGTTTTAGTTATTGATTAGTTTGTAAATTTAGATTTGAGTGATTCTTTTAATGCGATAACAGACGGGATCCGTTGCTCGTGAGCGTTTAGCGATTTCCATGCAATGCCCAGTGTTTCGAGCGTAGTGCAAGCGTTCAATACTGCGATGGCGTTATGGTCGGTCACGCGTGCAGCTGGTGCCACAGTTGCCCTTTGCGCGTCATCGTCCTCGTCTATGTTCAAGTTCAAAGCCCCAGCGTAACTGTACCTCTTGGCATAAGTTAAGGCCGATCCCAAAGCCTGCGGATTGCTGGCATCCTTGCACGGAGTAAGCGACACGCTGCTAATGTATTCGCCCGATGTGTGCAGTAGCATCGTTTCTAATCCACTTTCACATGGCAACTGGATAATCGATAGCCCAACCGCGTTTAGATGCGGTGTGGTGGCTTCTATGATATTGCTCAAAGAAGCATACTTGTTTTTAAAATGTGGGTTAACAGCATCCTTGCCAACCTTACCCATTAGCCCGTGGAATTTGTGTAGGGCAACGGCTATTTCTTTAATTGATTCGCTTGTTTTCATAGTGTTGCTGTTATATCGTCCTCTAATTCATTAATGCTTTTACCTATCCATGCAACCATTAAGGCTTGCACGTCCATCCCGTTCCAGTTTACACTTACAACGTGCGCGGTTGGTTCTGCGTTTTCACCGCTTGCAGTCAAACCCTCGGTGTAATCTGCGCGGAGTTCAATATTCTCTAATTCAAAGTAGTAGCTTGGCATTTGTTCTGTGGTTTTAATTGTTAGTGTAAAGAAGTGAGTCAATATCTTCGCATGAATCGCATACCGCTAAAAACCAAACAGGCTGGTTTGTTGAGTCGGCATTACGTGGGCGCTCATTGCTTGTAGAGTAAATTCTGTAGTCATTCATTAGCTGTGAGCCAATTCTGCGTAGTAGTTCGTTTTTCATGTTGTGGTTATTTGTTGGGTCAAATGTACAGGTAGTGTTTCTAATTAAATGTTTCAAAACATACAAAAGCTAAAATAAAGTTTCTTGCTTTTGAACTATCTTAAACCTTGCCTTTGCTTCCTTCATGTTTAGAATAGCCTGTTTATAGTAGCTATCTTTTAACTCAATACCGATAGCCTTGCGACCCATTGAAACAGGGCTAAACACTTCGCTACCAACTCCCATAAACGGGGTCAATACCACTTCATTAGGATTTGAATACAACTCTACAATCCTATCAATTACATCCAGTTGCAACGGGTGAACGTGCTTTTCATCGTCCTCTTCTTTTGAATCTCGGAACGGTAAAACATTGTCGATGCGTATATCATCCCAAACGCTCGAAGCGTAACGCTGCCATATGTAGTGATTCAACTTGGTAATTTTATCGTCCTCGTTCAAGTTGTTCAAATGTTCCCAAAGTTGAACCTCGTTTAAATTTGAATCGTTTGCATTATTCCACGCCCTTAAAATGTTTGGAAGGATTGGAATTTCTCCAGCGTAATGGTTAATCCCGAATTTGTGAGTTACTGGAACTTTGTTTTCGCCTTTCTTGGTAAAGATTAGAACATAGTCGGGCATAGCAGTAAAACACTTAGTAGAATCTTCAACTATGAATTTGTGCATTAGGCTTTGCACCATTGTTCTCATTCTAACCTTCAAAGGCTCTTTCCAAATTGTAATACGGTTACGGTATTCAAATCCGTACTTTTCATGCAGCTTAATTATTTCGTGTGGAAAATCCCAAAGCCTACAAGTGTTATCAAACACATCTGTGCAATGCACCGCAGTAATTCGACCAGATTTTGTAACCCTTCCAATTTCTTTAATTAAATATTCGTACTGCTCCAAAAATTGCTCTTTGCTTTCGCAGTTGCTAAAGTCGTTCTCACTCGAACTGTAATTGTATAACCCCGCAAACGGAGGGGAGTACACGGATAGGTCAATGCTTTCATCTGCCAAAGTCGGCATTACAAGCATACAATCCGAATTATACAAGGCGTAATTTTCTGTAATCGTTTGGTCTTTTACTTTTGCTTTCATGGTTTTTATATGAATGATGGTTTAATGATTTCTTTGTTAAATTCCTTAGTCGTATGCGTAAAACTTCTATTCACATTCTCGGTCAAATTGCGGTGTAATTCAATTGCCTTTTTAGTCTTTTGTTCCAATGCTTCAATTACCCTTGTTTGACCGTCTGAAATAATCATGTCAATAATTACATCTCGCTTTTGTCCAAACCTCCAAAACCTACGGATAGCTTGGTAGTATTGTTCATAAGACCATGTAGGAAAAAACACGGAGTGATTACAATGCTGCCAATTTAGCCCCATGCTTGTCATCTTTGCCTTTGTTATTATTCGCTTTATTTCACCATTTGCAAAGGCTAATAGTATTTCTTCCTTGCGCTCAATAGATTGGCTTCCTATAATCTCAACCGCTTCTTTATCCGATTGCTTTAGTAGGCTGCTTTCAATATTGGTATTGCACCAATAAACAGACGTTTTGCCATTTGCCAATTCAATAGCCTTTTCACATCGCTTTACTTCTGTTTGCTTTTGCTCATGTCTAACCTCTGTCATTGATTTAGCAATTGGAACAAACATTGACATTTGACCATCTACATCAAATAGCGATTGATTTTCAACTACGTTTTTATTTACAATCAATTGCGGTAAAACATACCTTTCATTTGAAAAACCTAAATCGCTCGGCATCTTAACCATTATTGCCCATTGATTAACCCATGCAAAAAAGTCCTTTTCAGCGTGTGGTTTCAAGTAGAACTTTTCTCCGATGTTTCTGTTTGTAGAATCTACGCTGTTTTGATTGTTCTTGAAGAACTTGCCTAACATATCCATGTAACCCATGTAGCCCAATGCTTCGCTACTTGTACCCAATTCAATAAAGTCATTAGGCGATGGCGTGGCCGTGCTTAAATATCTGAATGGTATTTTCTTTACAAAGGCGGTTACTTGCTCTTTAATCTTACCATCAAAATTTTTCAGAATCGAACTTTCATCTAAAATAACCCCGACAAAATCTTTGCTGTCAAAATAATGCAACCTTTCGTAATTGCAAATCACTATCTTCTTTGTGAACTTGCCATCTTTAGAATACTCAATATCATCAATACCCAACTTTTCAGCTTCCAAGATAAACTGAAATGCAACGGCCAACGGGGTTAAAATCAAAACCCTTTTATTAGTGTGCTGAATTATGTTTTTAGCAATAGATAACTGAATAAGCGTTTTGCCTAATCCAGTATCTGCGAAAATTGCAATACGTCCTTTTTTTACAGCTCGTTCAATAATAGCCCTTTGAAAGTCAAAAGCCATTTCGGGAATGTAATTGGGTTCAAATCCAAAGTTGCCTATTGTGTGGCGTTTCTTTTCTATAAAGTCAAAGTAGTTCATTTGTGGTTTTTAATTATTCGTCAAATTTACAATTACTCTTTTCTATTAAACTATATTAAAACATACAAAAGCAAAAATAAATTTATCTGCACTTACTTTCCTCAATCCACCACCATTTACACCCATTTTCCTCTCTTATACTGCAATACCAATCTTCGCCCCGTTGCTCTATTCCATCCACCCAATATGTCTTTCCGTTGCGTTGGAATGCTCGGACGTGGGTTGGTTGGGTATCAATAAGTTTGCTTGACTTGTTGGATGGTTTCATCGTAGTTGCTGGGCTTAGTTACCATTGCTATAAATCCTTTTGCTTGCAGTTCCTTAATGCGATACTCTTGCACCTTGCTTAATACTCCACCTTCATCTTTTACCTCAATGAAGATAATTGGTCTAAGTGGGTGCAATAGCATCAAATCGGGATAGCCGTTAACCGTTGCCCGTATTATCTTAATCACCAGCCAGCCTTTTCCTTCAAAGTGTTTCTTTAGTTTTCGCTGGTAGGTGCTTTCCATTTCTTAAAGTGCTTTAGAGTGTAATCTTGCTTCTTCATAACCGTGTTATAAATATCCGATTCAATACCACCCTCCGCCATTATAAACCAAACTTCGGGCGGTGTTGTGCGGTCTTTAGTGGTTGCCCTGTCTCGCCCTTGTATGTATGATAGGCTGCTGAACTCGATATTCAAGTAAACCAAACAGTCCGCGCTCGATAAGTTAACCCCTTCGCGGCTGCTGCGAATTTGCCCAACAAAAGTAGCCGTTGGGTCGGCATTAAACGCTTCGGGTGTACTTACGCAATTAGGTATTAACTCTTTCACCATGTCCATCTCGGCTTGGTACACGGTAAAGATGGCAATCTTCCTACCAGCGAATTTTCGCTGTATAGCTTTTACTTTCGTATTATCTACAATGTGAACCCCGTTTTCAGTTATTACCGTTCCGCTGCATAATTGGTGAACCTTTGACTGCTGTTTAACACCCGTGTCGGCAAGTATCACATCGGTTTTACCTTCATAAATCCCGTGGTCTTTTACCGCTTTAATCAACTTATAAGTTGACTTTTGCAAAGGAACGACAAGAATGTCCTCAATAATCTGCTGCGTGAACCCAGCTTGCTGTTGGGTATAGGTTAGCATAATCGGCTTGACATACATTGCAATATCCTTCCAACGTGCATCGGAGTAGTCGTTCGTGGTTTGCCCTGTTCCTATGTATTTCACTCCGACATTCACAAATACTTTAGCCCACTTGTAGAAGTTGCCATACTGCGCAAACGGGCTTAATGGATGCACCCAAAATTGATGGAATAATTGGCTAAAACTTTCAGGGCTTGGCGTTCCACTAAGCAGAATGACGTAGGTGTTTTGGTCTATAATCGCTCGAAGTTGCTTTGCCCTTAGCGATGGCTTTGGAAACGCACCAATGCAATGCGCTTCATCTATTACGATGTACTTAAACCGTTCTTTTACTTTGTGCAAACTTTCATAATTCACCACCTCCGTATCGAACCCGATTAACTCCGCATCTTTTTGAATGCTGGGTATTGCCTTTTTTTTGGTTACAAATAAGCATCTATTTGCGCCTACATTTTGAAGCGTTGCAAATGCGGTCAAAGTCTTTCCTGTCCTTACCTCCATCGCTAAGTAGACTATCTTGCGCTTAGATAGTATTTCAGCAGCTTGGTTACTTATGTCGGATTGGTATTCTCTAAGTTCTACACTCATTCGAAAGGGTCGTTAAAAAGTGAATCGGTATCTACTGTTTCTCCTGTTTCTTTTTCAAACATTATCCAACGTATGTCGCTCTTGCCTTGCGTTACCTTGTAGCCCATTTGCTTACCGTAAATGTCCATCCATTGCGTGAACTTTCTTTGTGATAGCGTTCGTTCGTAATCTTTGTATTCGGCAACAAACGCTGCAAACCTCGCGCCCTTGTCCAGTCTTTGATTTGTAGATAGGTTTTCTTCTGTTGCCCATTCCACAAAGTCGCTCGAAGTTTCTTTTATGAATTTGCGAAGGTCTAAGTTTACCGATTCATGAGCTACCAATCCATTAGTTAAGTAGTATTGAACGCATCCAATCATAAACGTGTCAAACCTTGCCCATTCTGCGCTATCCCATTCATCAAATAGCATACATCCAAATTCATCAAATGGCGTGTGATGCGCTCCAAAATGGCTACTAAATTCGACCTCAAACTTTCTGCGCTCAAAGGATCCTCCAATCCCTCCAATAGTGTAATTTGTAGTAATTACAATTTTCGGGCTACGGCTAACAGGAATATGTATGGCATCCTTGTTTTTCTTTTCAAGCGTGATACCCTCCGTAATGAGTGAGAATAGCTGTTCAAATGCAAAAGACTTTTTAACGTCATCAAAAACAAGCACCTGAGTATCTGCTCCAACTGTTTGATACGGGAACGATTTTTCAAAACTGAATTGCTTACCATCCAAAGTAGCTACTCTTTTCATTCGCCCAATAGCATTGCAAAACATACCCTTTCCACTTCCTCCGTTTGGGTTTTCGCTTATCAGCTCATCATTCATAATAATGGCCTTGTTGTTTGCGGAGGTCTTATGTGAGTGAAGCAAGTAACCCGCCACGCTTCGAAGTGAATTAAACCTATGCGAATCTTTGCCAGCCGCTAAAAAAAGAAACTTCGAATACATACCGCCATCATTTCCTACCTCCACAAAGTCGCGTTCGATTACGTGCTTTTTCCATACAAAGCCATCAAGATCTAAGTAGTCTATTTTTCGAACGTAATCAATACCAACCTCAACCGCGCAATTTTGATAATACAAATAGCAATTCGTTTCCGTGTCCTTTTTTAGTTTGACCTCTGCTGTATCCAATAGGCTCAAATAGTCATCTTTAAAAAGCCTTGTTTGGTTTGCCATGAAATCGTAAGGGGAATAGCCAACGTCTGAACGGTTTAAAATGTGGGTTAACACAAAGTCCTTCATGTAGGCCGCTGCGGTGTCCTCTAAAAGATTCGAATTTATTTTTACAAATAGGTAACTACTTGAACCCTCAGGAAAAAACTTGCAGAATTGATTTTGCTCTAAAAA